AACGAAAACCCACTTCAAGAAGATACACCTGAGAATCCAATTCGCAGATTTGTTATCTCACCAAGCATCTTTAACTTGATTAAGGATGCACTTATGGATCCGGACATTCAGGAAATGCCAACAGATTATACTGCTGGTTTGGACTTCCGTATCACAAAGACCACTAAGGGTCAGTATGCAGATTACAGCACCAGTAAATGGGCTCGTAAAGAAACTGCAATTACTGAAGCACAAGCACAGGCTATTGAAACACATGGCTTGCATACACTTAGTGACTTCCTTCCTAAGAAACCTACTGAAGTAGAATTGCAGTGCATTAAAGAGATGTTCGAAGCAAGTGTAGATGGACAGCCCTATGACGTTGAACGTTTTGGGCAGTACTATCGTCCATATGGTATTGACGCTCCTGCAGGTTCCTCAACCTCTAGTACGTCTACTGCAACGGCAGCGCCAGCTACCCCAGCACCTGCTCCGGCAGCAACTCCAACACCTGTAGCAGAGGCTCCTGTTCCTGCACCACAAACTGAAACTGTGGCAGCACCGGCAGCGGCACCTGAAGGTGAAAGTAAGCGGGCAGAAGACATCCTTGCGATGATCCGTAACCGCCAATCATAAGGCACAGAGGGCGGCATATGTCGCCCTCTATTCTCACATGATATACTACAATAACGAACTAATATATCCAAAACTCTGTGCGGTACTTGAATTGCCAGCACAGCGTTTTGTGTATCCTATTTTTAAAAATGCTAGTAGCAGTTTAGAAGAACTAAGTGTGGGCAAAGTATACAATAATAAAATAAATGATGTTACTCAAACAGTTGATGTATATTGGCGAGAAGCAAGCACGAGATTCCACAGTGGTGTAAATACATATCTACGCTTTAATCCACTGCTTGAACCTAAAACTCTAATTCACCTAATACAACGAGGCGAACTTGTAAATAGGCACTTTATGCCACAGTACATGTGGTTGTGTCATTTGTATAAGCACTATACAGGTACAATAAACATCTTAGATGTAAATAATTTAGATATATCTGTACATAAAAATCGTAGCGGATATATTGGAGAATACTGTGTTGCTCCAGCACATTGGATAGATTTAGATAATCTTATATTTGATAAATTTGCAGGTGAAACCACAGTTATAGAAGAAATAAATGAGTACATAGAAAGCCAAAGTCGAGTATTGTATAACAAATGTATTGCCCAAGAATAGGACATTATGCTAGACTGAATAGCAACGGAACAATTGGTTGTTGTGGACATATGGTTAATCCACAACAGTTTCCAACCTTTCGTGCTATGGAAAACAGTGCTTGGCAAGAGCGATTACGCTATCAAATGAATAATGAAGTATGGCCAGACGAATGTATCCGTTGTAAGCAAACAGAAGATCATAACGGTACAAGCATAAGATTAGCAAGTATTGAACGTGATAAAATATTAAGTAAGTTTAATAAGGACTACATACAACTTGGAGGTACACTGGATAACTACTGTAATAGTGCTTGTGTAACCTGTAATCCTTATCTTAGTACCAGAATTGGCAGTTTAAAAAAGTCTGTCGTAATCAGAGACAACTATGAATTATATAAAACGTTACCGCTGGATAGAGTTATTGAAATAGATATTAACGGCGGCGAACCCAGTATTAGTGTAAACTACAATGATTTACTTTGTAATCTTCCGGATAGTGTAAAAATTATTAGAATTAATACAAATGGTTGTGTTAAGATTTCTCAAATTGAACAACTACTAACACAGGACATTGCTGTTATAATTACTGTAAGTTTTGATGGCATCGGTGCTGTACATGACTATATTAGATATCCAGTAAAATGGAGCAAATTTAAAGAAAACTTGCAATATTACAAAGATCTTTCCAATAAGTATAACAAATTAAAGTTAGATACCTGGACCACTGTCAGTGCGTTAAATGTTAACTATATCACTGATATACAGAAATACTGTAGAGACCGTGACATTAGACACAGTTACGCATTTTTAGATACACCAGAAGTGCTAAACGTAAAATATACAAATTGGTTTACTCTGTCAAGTGATTTATCTAATGTAGCAACAGAACAAGATAACACAAAAGAACTAGAAGCATTCTTGGAATTAGAAGAAGCATGTAGGCCAAACATAGAAAGATTTTGGACATGAAAATTGCAATTACAGGACACAGTGAAGGCATTGGCAAATGCTTTGCAGAGATTTTAACAGAACAAGGACACGAGATTGTTGGACTTAGTCGCAGAACAGGACACAATATTCGCAGTTTACAAAAAGTAGTAGGACCCATTGTGGAGTGTGATTGGTTTATAAACAATGCACAAGTTGGATTTGCGCAAACAGAATTACTATACAAAGTATGGCATCAATGGCATGATACTAATAAAATAATTTGGAATATCGGTAGCCTAAATTCAAATGTATCATCAGATTTTCATATGGAAGAATACAGATTACAAAAGCAAACACTGGATCAAGCACACTACAACTTAAAACAACGTAGCAAGTGTAGATTTTTATTAATACGACCAGGTAAAGTTGATACCCAAGGCGAAGGCGGCGCACCAGTTGACGTTTGGTGTCGTGCTGTAATTGATACCTGGAATCGTTGCGAAAAAGATAACCTTAAACTACAAGAGATAAGCATTGGTAATGGATCCTAAACGTGCAATAAACGGAACTTTTTGTCCAGTTCCTTGGACTGGATTTATAATGAATCCCAATGGCGAAGTTAAAAACTGCGTACTAAGTGAACAGGTATTAGGAAATATAAACGACACCAACATACAAGATATATTGCACGGTGACACAAACTCTCAAATAAAACAGTGTATGAACAACGATCAGCAACATACAGGGTGTGCTAACTGCTATAAACTTGAGCAAGGAACAACTGGATTAAAGAACGTGCGCAGTGATAGATACTACTATCTTAAAGCACTAAGCGGAGTGCCTTATAGTGCATACGACACAATAGACACTTCTCTAAGCACTGTAGATATGCGTTGGCGTAATACTTGCAATCTTGCATGTGTATACTGTACCCCAGAACTTAGTAGCACCTGGGCTAAAGAGTTAGATGTAGAAATTAAAGTAGACGAACAACAACTAGCAAACACAAAACAATACATATTAGATAATGCACCAAATTTAAAAAATGTTTATCTAGCAGGTGGAGAACCTCTGTTATTGAAAGAGAACAGTGAACTACTGGACAGACTTGATCCAAGTTGCACAGTACGCATTAACACCAATTTAAGCAATATTAAAGGACCAGTTTTTGAACGTGCTAGTAAGTTTCGAGATGTTCATTGGACAGTCAGTGTTGAAACAATGGGAGCAGAATTTGAATATATACGATATGGTGCTAACTGGGAGAAATTTTTAGAAAATCTTAACGTAATAAAACAACTAGATCATAAGATTAGTTTTAACATGTTATGGTTAATACTTAATCCCTACAGTGTATTTGACACAGTGGATTATTTTATGCAGTTGGGATATGTAGAAAATGCTTTTGTAATTGGTCCAATTACAAAACCCGAGGAGTATAATATCCTTAATCTTAGTACACAAACACTTGAGAACTTAAAAAATGTATTAAGAAATCGTATACAACAAGCAGATATGCGTTACTTATTGCATAATAGTTATGTTAATATGCTCAAACATTTAGATGAAAACTGGGATAAACAAAGTAATAAAGTAATACAAAAATTTGAAGAACTGGATAAACGTCGTGGACAAAACTATAAAAATGTGTTTGACATTGACAAATATCTATAGTATAATTATGAACATTAGGCACACAGGAGACATACATGGCTAAGCCGTTTGACGTAAGTAAATTTAGAAAAGACATTACAAAGAGTATTGATGGATTGAGCATTGGCTTCCATGATCCTACAGACTGGATCAGCACAGGAAGTTATGCACTTAACTATCTTGTAAGTGGAGACTTTTACAAGGGAGTGCCCATGGGTAAAGTTACAGTGTTTGCTGGTGAATCAGGTGCAGGCAAAAGTTACTTTGCAAGTGGCAATATTATTAGAGCAGCACAGGAACAAGGTATATTTGTTGTAGTAATTGACAGTGAGAACGCACTGGATGAAAGTTGGTTACATGCACTTGGTGTTGACACAGATGAAAGCAAACTGCTTAAACTAAGCATGAGTATGATTGATGACGTTGCTAAAACATTTAGTACATTTATGGCAGACTATAAAGCAATGGCAGAGGAAGATCGTCCTAAGGTGTTATTTGTATTAGATAGTTTGGGTATGATGATGACACCCACTGATGTTGACCAGTTTAACAAAGGTGACATGAAAGGTGACATGGGACGTAAACCTAAAGCACTAACTAGTCTTGTGCGTAACACAGTTAACATGATTGGCAGTTATAATGTGGGCATGGTGTGTACTAACCACACATATGCAAGTCAGGATATGTTTGATCCAGATGACAAGATCAGTGGTGGGCAAGGCTTTATCTATGCAAGTAGTATTGTTATTGCAATGCGAAAACTTAAACTAAAAGTAGACGCAGATGGTAATAAGACTACTACAGTACAAGGTATTCGTGCTGCGTGTAAAGTTATGAAAACAAGATACGCAAAGCCATTCGAAGCAGTACAAGTAAAGATCCCATATGAAACAGGCATGGATCCATACAGCGGATTACTTGATTTATTTGAAGCAAAAGGCATGCTTACTAAGCAAGGCAATCGACTAAAGTATACAACTACTGCAGGTGAAGAAATGCTGGAGTTTCGCAAGGGCTGGACAGGTGAAAAACTGCAAGCAATTATGGATGACATTAGTAATGCAGATGGACTAAGTATTGACGATATTGCAGAAACAATCGCTGAACCAAATGGTGATGTAGTTGATCCAGAAACAGGCGAAGTATTAGAGGAAAACAATGAGTGATATTGAAGTTGTAATTGATG